CGTCTCGAGAGATAAGCTCGTTTGAAAATGTCAAACCAGGAAGAAGCCCTCGCTTCTTTAGCCAGTAAATTGCACAAAATGATCCACTAAAGAAGATACCCTCTACACAAGCAAATCCCACGACACGAGTCGCATAATCTGTAGGGGATTCGATCCAACTAATAGCCCACTGAGCCTTTTTGCGAATAGCGGGAATTTCATCAATTGCGCGGAAGTACTTAATCTGTTCATCCTTATCTTTCACATACTGATCAATTAGGAGTGAATATGTCTCCGAGTGAATACCTTCCATTGCATTTTGGAGACCGTAGAAGAGACGAGCAACTGGAGACTGGACTTCTTTTTGAAATCGAGTGGCCAAATTTTCCTGAACAACCCCATCAGAACCTGCAAAGAATGCCAAAATGTGCTTAATAAAGTATTGCTCGTTCTCAGTTAGTTTTTCCCAATCTTCCTTATCTTTATTGAAATCAATTTCCTCAACTGTCCAGAAAGTTGCAACCGCCTTTTTGTACATTTTATACAAATCCTGTTCAGAGGGAGAAATGGGGAACAAAGTATAACGTCCACCCAAAGTTACTGAAGAGGGGTCGAAAAGAGGCTCCATGCTGTTAGTACGAGAAAAGGAATTAAACGCTTTTAGCTCCATATTAACAAATGAGCACGGGACCTGGAAATGATCCATTTTCCGGAAGTAGTGTGCAAAATATTTTACAACGTGTAATATCGCCAAAAATTGTTACAGATGAAGAAGGTGACGGGTACACTGTAAAAACAGATATTATCAATGTTGACGATATTTATCTTACAGGAAGTGTAAAAACTGTAGGGGTAGGAGGTAACCATACTTTACAGGGTAGTTTGGCAGTTGGTAACATTAATTCAACAGGAAATTTAGCAGTTCGCAATATCACATCAACAGGAAATTTATCGGTCCGTGGCATTACGTCTACGAGTCTAACAGTAAATGGCAATATTAATACAACTGGTCAAATCACACTTAATGGGGAGCCTTTCATAGGAGTAACGGGACCTACTGGAGTTGCAGGAGCAGGTCCTACAGGCGCAAGCGGTGTAACAGGTCCTACAGGTGCAAGTGGAGTTACAGGTCCTACTGGAGCTTCAGGAGTAACAGGTGTAACAGGTCCTACGGGCGCAAGCGGTGTAACAGGTCCTACTGGAGCTTCGGGTGTAACAGGTGTAACGGGTCCTACAGGTGCTTCAGGAGTTGAAGGTCCTACTGGAGCAAGCGGTGTAACAGGTCCTACTGGAGCTTCAGGAGTTGAAGGTCCTACTGGAGCAAGCGGTGTAACAGGTCCTACAGGTGCAAGCGGTGTAACAGGTCCTACTGGAGCTTCGGGAGTTGAAGGTCCTACTGGAGCAAGCGGTGTAACAGGTCCTACAGGTGCAAGCGGTGTAACAGGTCCTACTGGAGCTTCGGGAGTTACAGGAGTTACAGGACCTACTGGAGCCTCAGGAGTTACAGGACCTACTGGAGCCTCAGGAGTTACGGGTCCTACAGGCGCAAGCGGTGTAACAGGACCTACTGGAGCTTCGGGAGTTACAGGTGTAACAGGACCTACAGGCGCTAGCGGTGTAACGGGTCCTACAGGAGCTTCAGGAGTAAGAGGAGCTTCGGGTGTAACGGGTCCTACAGGTGCTAGCGGTGTAACAGGTCCTGTAGGAGCTACAGGAGCTTCTGGTCCAGCAGCAGCTACCAATGGTTCAGGAGGGGCAACAACGGTGGGTATTGGTAGTAATGCCGGAGTAACCAATCAGAGCACTGGTGGAATCGCGATTGGAAATATTGCCGGACAAATTGATCAGAGTTTTGACGGAATCGCGATTGGAAATGCTGCTGGAAATAGCAATCAGAATAGTTATGCAGTAGCAGTTGGATCTTATGCCGGAAACACCAATCAGGGCACCACTGCGATAGCAATTGGCAATGTTGCCGGACAAACTAGTCAAGGAACCGCTGCAATAGCTATTGGAACTTTTGCCGGACAAACCAACCAGAGCTCCAATACAGTAGCTGTTGGAGGAGCTGCCGGAACCACCAGCCAGGGTACGAGTTCAGTAGCAGTTGGTTATTATGCCGGATATGCCTATCAAGGGCAAAATGCAGTAGCGGTTGGATATAGTGCTGGATATAATCTCCAGGGCTCAGGTGGAACCGCTGTTGGTTATTACGCCGGATATAGCAATCAGAAAGCTAATACGGTAGCAGTTGGTTATTCGGCCGGACAAAGTAATCAGAATTCTAATTCAGTAGCAGTTGGTTATTTGGCGGGATCTAGCAATCAGGGTGTGAGTGCAGTGGCAGTTGGGGTTAGTGCTGGAACCACAACTCAGGGATCCAATGCAGTAGCAGTTGGAGTTAGTGCTGGAACCACAACTCAGGGTACGAGTGCAGTAGCAGTTGGTAATTCGGCCGGACAAGGCAGTCAGGGATCCAATTCAGTAGCAGTTGGAGTTAGTGCTGGACAAATTAGTCAGGGAACCAATTCAGTAGCAGTTGGAATTGGTGCTGGAGAAAGTAGTCAGGGATCCAATACAGTAGCAGTTGGTTATTATGCCGGATCTAATTATCAGGGAGGCGCAGCAGTAGCAGTTGGATCAAGTGCAGGACGAACCACTCAGGGTGATAGTGCAGTAGCAGTTGGAATTAGTGCTGGAAACACCAGTCAGGGTGTGAGTGCAATAGCTATTGGAACTTTTGCCGGACAAACTAGTCAGGGATCTAATGCAGTAGCAGTTGGAGTTAGTGCTGGATCTGGTAGTCAAGGTATTGGTACAGTCGCTGTTGGTTATAGATCCGGTTCTGTCAATCAGGGTCTCTATGGAATCGCTATTGGTTATCAAGCCGGACAGAGCAATCAAACCCAAAATGCAATCGCTCTTGGAATTGGTGCCGGACTAAGCGGTCAGGGATCCAATTCAGTAGCAGTTGGAAATACTGCCGGATACACCAATCAGGGCTCCGGTTCAGTAGCTGTTGGAAATTATGCTGGACAAACCACTCAGACCGCCACTGCAGTAGCAGTTGGAAATTATGCCGGAAATAGCAATCAGAGCTCCGCTTCAGTAGCAGTTGGTAATCAAAGTGGACAAACCACTCAGGGCTCCAATGCAGTTGCTATTGGAAATGCTGCTGGACAACTTACCCAGGGTATTGAAGGAGTCGCGATTGGATTAAATGCTGGACAAAGTAATCAATCTAACTATTCAGTAGCGGTTGGAACTAATGCCGGACAAACCAGTCAGGCGACAAACGCAATAGCGGTTGGACGTAGAGCTGGATATAATCTCCAGGGCTCAGGTGGAACCGCTGTTGGTTATTACGCCGGATATAGCAATCAAGGTATTGGTACAATCGCTGTTGGTTATACAGCCGGTTCTGTCAATCAGGGTCCCTATGGAATCGCTATTGGTTATCAAGCCGGAGAGAGCAATCAAACCCAAAATGGAATCGCTCTTGGAATTGGTGCCGGACAAACCGGTCAGGGTCTTAGTTCAGTCGCTATTGGAGAGACTGCTGGAACCACCAGCCAGAATCAATTTTGTGTCGCTGTTGGAGCTAGTAGTGGACAGATAAATCAAAACCAACATGCAGTAGCGGTTGGATATAAAGCCGGACAAAGTGGTCAGAGCTCCAATGCAGTTGCTCTTGGATCTTTTGCCGGTGAGAGCAGTCAAGCATCCAATTCTATCATAATTAATGGAACAGGTGCAACTCTAAACAATACCACCGTAAACACTTGTGTAATAAAGCCCATTCGGGGAGCTGCTCTATCAAGCTTAGGATCTAGTTTTTACGCAATGTATTACAACCCAACAACGGGCGAAGTATGTTACGCTAACAACTCTCCCGCTACATAAGTTTTTGAACAAGTTTGTGAATTGATAAGGATGAAACACCCGAGGCGTCAGCAACAGGTTTTACTGCTGTTTTTGTCTTCAACCCCATAACATGAGCAACTACACCAGCAACAATTGTTTTTGGTGTATTCTCAAATTCATCTTCCGATTTAGTTGAAATTGTATACAACATATCCATAATAGATTCACGTTGTTTATCGTTCAGATGAAGAGCACTACATAGTCGTTCAGCAATACCAATTTGAGTATCAAGAACAGTATTTTCGGTTTGAACAAAACGAGTAATTGCTTTGCAGAGACTACGAATATTTACATTAAAGAGTGCAGCAATTTCTTCATGACTTCTTGAAGCTTGATGATTACGACACGATACAAATAGAGCGGCACCCATCAAAGCACGACGTGTTTCACCTCGTACCTTCTGAGCTTCTTCAAGTCCCTTATAAAGAGCACATGCATCAAACAGAATTGATTTGGGAAGTCCTACTTTATTTCCACATAGTTGAATTGTGTCAAAGATTCCCATCCAAGACCGTTCACTATTAGACGACAAAGACCACGAAGAAAGTCGTTGTACTGCTTTCATAGATACATTTGAAGATGAAATTCCTTTATATGATACGATGGATCCATAAGAAGACTCTGGCAAAAGTTCAGAGGTTGTAAAACCTGTACGACACTGATCTTCGCCTTTACTATCTTCATAATTTCTCCATTCAGCTCCTTCGTCAATTAGTTGTTCGAATACAGTTCCACAATTTTGACACACATGCTGACCTTCGTCAACAACAAGAGAGTGATTACAGTCCATTGGTGTTTCTATGCTACAGTTTTACTCTCATTCGTTTTACGCGAAGGAGTGTAAGATAATGATAAATCTAGTATTGAACCATATTGAGGAAATATAGAATCAAAATGCTTTCCAAGTAGTTTGTTATATAAAAATATTAGCTTATGTGTTAAGTCTGTTGTAAATAAGAAAACAGTGTACATAAAAAACATACCAGTTGTGTAAGTATCTACATAACTGCTCAAATCGGGTCTAACTGGAAATACCGGTGCACTTGTATTAATAAGAAATGTAACCCAAAATGATATTAAAGCAATAATAACTACTTCCACACATACATCAAAAATTTGAAACCATGTTGGTACATTTTCCCATTCTTTATTGCGAGGAGGTTCATCTTCTGGGCCATATTCATCAAAGATGTAATAAAAGATAAATGATATAAATCCTCCTAGAAATGTATAGAAAATAGCCAATACCGCAATATTAGCGCTTAATGCTAATGTGTTTGACCAACCAAGTTTTTTATGGCTATATATACTTTTACCACTGACTGCCATTATCTTTCATCGGGAAGAAATGCGATCGATGCAGGGTCATATACTTGGGGACGATAGTTTGTCGTTAAAATTGGCTTTCCATCACGAGACTTTACAGCTTTTACCCATGAAATGAAGAGGTACTTTGCGTCAACAACCCATATCCAATAACCAGCTCGCGAGAATTCACCCACTAAATATTCAAGTGCTTCTTTTAAAGAAAAAAGAGGGTAACCAAAAACGTAGGTAGGAACATCGTACAAGATGTAAGGAGCATTTGAATTATGAATAGCTTGTTGACGTATTTTTGCTTGAATTTGTGCAATTACTGGAATCATGGCGGCCATTCGATTATCGCGTCGCTGCTGTTGTTCTTGCAGTACGTCATTTGCTCGTAGCATTCTACTCTTACTTATATAAAAATGCAGAAGCATTTTACTCGCCTCGGTCTTGGTGGTGGAGGAATTAAGGGAATCTTACATGTTGGGGCTCTTCAAGAATTAGCAAAATATCAAAAACTAGAATTTCCAAATGGAGTATACGGTGCATCTATTGGGTCAATCATTGGAACATATGTTGCATTTGGTCTTCCTATTGATAAACTTTCAGACTTAACAAAAAAACATTTATCTACAAAGAATTTTACTCCATCTATTGGGTTATATGATATTACATCGTGTCTATCGAAAAAGGGTTTATTTTCTATGAATCAATTTGAAAAAACAGTATGTTCTGTATTTGACGAAGCAGGATTAGATATTCGCAAAAAAGTTATTGGAGATGCAAATATGCCCTTATTTATTATCGCATCAAACGTTACTAAAGGAAAACCAACTATTTTTTCAAAAGATGTTCCTCTGTTAGAAGCTATTAAATGCTCATGCTGTATACCAGGAGTATTTAAGCCGCAAGTTTTGTATAATCAAGTATATGTAGATGGAGATCTTTTTACTCCAAATATCGGCGTTATAGTTCCTATTTCAGATGATACAATTATACTAACATTGCCCCGTCGGCGAACAATCGTAATTACAGCCGAAACAATTGATTCTGTTTCGCCTTTTGATTTTGCATACGATTTAATATCCATTGCCACACGTCAAAGTGGTCTTCATAAAAATAACCCATGTACATTACCATTGATGTATCCGATGTTAACATCATCATCTGATCTGGAAAAGATGGATATAATCGATATTTTTAAATATGCGTCATCTAAATTACGTCGCTTTCTTCTGACCAAGAACCTGTGTTAAAAAGTTTTCAAGACCGGCAACTGAAGGTCTACCTTTAAAGTCATACAGCTTACTGTCAGTTTCTAGTTTGAATGTGGGATATCCTTCTATTTTATAAAGAGCACTCTTTCCCTTGTCAGAATCGCAATTGATTTCTTCAAATATTACAGTATGGCCTCCGAATGTAGAAGGTGTATTTTTCAGTGTTTCTTTTAAAGAAGCCCAAACAGGTTGAGCTGTCTTGCAGTGAGGACACCAAGGAGTATAGAAAAACATAAACTTGGCTTGACCAGGATCTATTCCGTTTTGAGTAAGCGGTGGCATTTGATACGTCGATACACCGGGAGGATAACCTCTAATCGCCGAATAAATGCCAACGACTAACAATGCTAAAGCAAGTGCAATTAATATCTCACTCAACATCCTTACGAAATGACGGATATAATACTTTTATTTCTTTTCTGCTTTTTTCGAAGTAGTTTCTGTACGCTTCTTCGGAGCTAATTTCGGGGTTTCTGATAAGATCCCACGCAACTTTGAATGTTTGGTAAGTTGGTTCGTAGGGTTTCGCGTTGACTTTGTACCAGCTGCCTTTGTACCGAACAATTTGGATATCATCTTTGTCCATACTGTCGGCTTTTCGGTAGGTTGTGCCTTACTTTGCTTACACCATTCTGTGAAAGTGAACTGACTTCCCATTGATAAATTACAACGTGAACATATTGGTACTAAATTTGAAATATCAGTCTTACCTTTCTTTGATTCCGGAACATTATGACCACATTGAAAATCAAATACAGTCATAGTATTGTTACACCAATCGGTCAGACATTTACGATCAAATACTTTTCCGGCATGGACAATCCAAACTTGTTCTCTCAATGCCTTTGGTATTTTTTGTTTGAGCATTATTTAATTATTAAGGATACTTATAGAAAATGCTTAAGGGAATCCAACTAGATGAGCACCAATTCCAAAACCCGAACCAGTACGAGCAGACGCACCTACGCTAGGTGCATATACATCAAGAATAGCAAACGTGGCTACTGCTACGAGCGCAATCATGCCAATTTCAGAAAGCTTCATAACTTTACCGGGTAACATGAAGGCGGCAATAGCAACCGCAAGACCCTCTAGAAGATACTTTACCGCACGACTCACAAGATCGCCAAAATCAATACCCATTCCCTGAGCTTGTTTCTGTTCAGGCATTTTATAGAGTTTACGAGAGAAAATATTCGTTTAGAGTAGATATGCGAAAAACATTTCGCGTAATTATAGACGAGGATGTGAGTAAAAAGTATTTTATTCGTAATTCCGATCAAATATCTCTTGCCATTACAGCGTATTTGAATGATCCTGACGGTTGGGCTAAAGATGGATATTTTTTTGAACCCGTGAATGAAGGTCAAGATATTCTAATTCGTCTTTCATCACCACGAACAGTTACAAAATTATGTGGATTACCTGGAAACTTATCATGTGCTGAACTTGGAGGTCGCAATATGTATTTAAACGCAGATCGTTGGTTTCGAGGATCAATAAAAAGTGGCCAAGGTGTTGAAAATTATAGACAATATATGGTATCGCATGAGGTCGGACATATTCTGGGACATGAACATAAAAAATGCCCATGTACCGGATGTAAAGCTCCAATTATGATGCAACAGACGGTCGGAATTGGCAAATGTGTTCCAAATATAAAAGTTCGCGCTAATAACAAATGAGTGTCGTACAGACAGGACTTACTGTATTCGTCGTTCTAGCGGCAATAGGAGCATATATTATGCAGATATACGGTACGGCACGTGGAGATCAGAGATACAGAGAAGATGCATCTACCGGTGATATAGATATAGGATTTTTAATATCATCTTCAGCTCTTAATGCATGTGTAACTATTTATTTATTATACTATCTTCTACAAGTGCGTTTCGAAAAGCACACCGATTATTTTAATCTTTTAGCTGGATTTCTAATTATCGGTGGACTATGTGCTGATATTTTCTTAGGTGTCTATATTGTCTCAATTGCAGATGCTTCTAGCGAGAAAGATCAAGCTGCGTCATACGGCTGGATTTACGGAATTGGTACAATTAATTTTATTGTACGTATGTTTTACATTATTCAGTTTCAATGTTCTGATATATTAGCTCGCAGAGTCAGGCCAAATCTTCCTAATGTACCTGATCAAGCAAAACGTCAATTTTTACCCGGAAACAGTGGACCCCAGCAGGGTCCCCGCCCTGATCGTGGTCCCAATCCGTTCGTAAAGAGTGAGGAAGGTGGTCGTCGTAGACGTCGTCGTTAAAAAAGTATTTTCATAGTTGGTTGTCTAATATAAAGAAATGCCAGTCGAGTCATTCCCTAAGAAGGAAGATGACGGATCTACGATCGATTATCTCGACGAAGATCCTGAAATCCCGACGCAGCGCTATTGTGTAATTTCTTTCCTCAGTCCCGAGAAAGTTATTAAGCAGAAGGCTGAATTCTTTAACGAAAAGTTTGTCGAGTTTATGGACTATGATTGGAAAGTGAAGGGTATGGAGCACCTTATGGCTTTTATCGCAAAGAAGTACTCTCTAAAAATTGAGGATCTATTTAACGACATGGCCGAGTTTACTAAGGTTCACAATGCCGAGGTAAAACAGACAGATGTTCATGAGCAGTACCAGGTTTTCCTGCTAAAGCACGAGAAGGATCTTGAGACCGAGTTTACTGAGAAGGTTGAATTCCGCACCAATGTTCGTGGTGTTAAGGTTCGTCGTACGTTTGCAAATCTTGAGGAGTGCCAGCAGTATGCTAAGGTTCTACAGCGTCGTTACCCCAAGGACAGTCTCTACGTTGGTAAGGTTGGTTGCTGGCTACCGTGGGATCCGTCTGAGCACCTCATGCCTGAAGTTGAATACGCCGAGCAGGAACTCAATGAGATGATGCGCAAGTACAAAGAGAACGAAGTAAATCGTGAAATTTTCTTCGAGGAGGAGAAGACTCAAAAGATTGAGAAGCAGAAGAAGGAGAACGATGAGCGCCGCAAGAAGGCCCTTGCTGATGCTAAGAAGGATGCTGGTCTCGTAGAAACCGATGAGCTATCGGATGCAATTTCTCGCCCGGTTCACCCGACGGAAGGAGCAATTCGCGATTTGTAAATTTTGTATTATTTGTTTGGATATCAAAACAGCATTCTTCACTACGCTGAAGGTTACTGTTTAGATCAACTAGTTTTTTTAACGTGTACCCATGGGCCCGAATTCTTTTTGCTTGTTTTCATTGTTTCTGAGTTATACTCGTCGGATGCCAACATGGTTGAAGAGAACGGTTTATTATCTGCCCATAACGAATCATCGCACATTTTAAATGGAGGGTGATCACTTGCTTTATACCAAAATACTTGATCTTCAAGGCGGTTCGACTGAACTCCGTTGCAGATTACAAGTCCTTCAAAATTTTCTGTACATTGGTCCATAAATTGACAAAACATGTCAAATGTAGGAAACATACCTGCATAGTTGTCATAAATACGTCTGCGGTTATTTACTATACTTTCACGTAGAATGAATACAAAGTCTACGTTTGTACGCAAGTTGGGAGTAATACCAAGAGGATATTGCATGGTAATAATTGTCATTAAATCGATATGACGACCGTTCATGAATACGTAACGAGTAGATTCTTCTTTAATCCATGTAGCATCGTAAAGACAGTCATCTAAAATTAGAAATGCGCGAGGATCGATTGAAGATGAACCGCCACGTCCTTTATCTTGATTTCGAGCTGTCTTTACAGTTAGCTGACGTTTGATCATATTCATTACAATTTCAGGCTTGTATTTATCATGAATGAATTTAGAAGGAACCATGTGTTGAAAAAACTCATTGGCGACCTCAGTTCCCGAAATAACAGTTCCGATTGGAAATGCATCCTGTGTATTGTAGAGAATATCGCGAACCAAGAAAGATTTACCAGTATCCTTTTTTCCAATAATAACAATCATTGGAGATTTTCGAGAATCGATTTCACATCGGTCTTTAAGCATTTCGATATTGAACTTTTTAATGTTAAAGTTCATATTAACTATACTGCGTGAAGATTTTGCTTTTGGTTTGTACACGAAGTAATAATATGCTGAAGCGAAAGCAGACAGAACTAAAGGCTTCCTCAATTCCTCTTTCTCTTCATAAGTGGACGCTTTCTAATATACGATCAAGTGCTCTAGCTCATTGGAATATTGATTCTATTCAGCCATTTTTTCCATCTCTTGAAGTTCTATTTAAGACGAATGATCTCGAAATAGTAGGAGATTATGGTATACGATTTGATGAAGAAATTTCTTCAATTTTATCTTCGGATTCAATTCGTACATCAAAATTTGAAAAGCGAGCGGTCCATTGCAAAACGACTATGATATTAAGTCCTTTCAAGTGGA